TACCATTTCTTGATAAGGAAACGCCATACCAGATCTATCTGATATTGCTAATGATCTTTTACCTTTTGCGAATGTTCCCATTATACTCCATCTCCAAAAAATGTTTGTGGTGAAATGTATAAAGAAGTTCTAGAACCATCTTCATCCAACGCTCTTTTCATTTCATCTTCATACGCCATTTTTAGCATTTGTGTTCTGTCAGCAGCTTTCATGAAAGAGAGATAGTAAGCTAACCCTGAAACCATACAAGGTAAAAATCTAAAAGGTGCATCAGATTGATTAGTATAAGCTCCAGCATCTTGAATTCTGTTTATCGAAAAATATTTTAGTGTTGTGTAGGTATTTAAATCAGGAGTTTGATATAAATTTATTACTGGTGTAATTTGTCTATCAACATAATATTGAGAAGGCTGACCTGTTGCAAATTTATTAGGAAGAGCTGCATAAGCAGATCTATCTATTTTTGTTAATGAAATATCTTGAGTGCTAGCGCTGTTGGAAGCTGTGGCTGTTGATGAAATAAAAGCCTCAAGCACATCACTTACATCAGATGGAACGGTATATGTAGCTTGCCCTGAAACTAAAGGTGCTTCTTGTAATTCTACTTTCCAAAGATGAAGTCCTCTGTTTCCCCACTCAGAAAAAAGTAAATTTAAATTACGTCTTGCTCTTTTTAAATCATAACCTGATTGAGTGGACAAACCACATCTTACATATGCTTCATCGATAACTTCATCGATATCTAGATTAAAAGCTGTTGTTCCTGATGATGCCATTATAATAAGTCTCCGTAATAATTCATAAATCCACCTTTGCTTGCAAAAGTTTTTACGTTAGTTGGCTTTCCACCAACTCCTTGTGCTTTGCTTCTTTTCCTTGCAACGGCACTCTTCCTCTGGGATTCTGTCATCCTCGCTGCTTTGGCAGCAGGGACGCACTTTGGATACTTTCGTTTTGAACCACTTGCAGATTTTCTTCCACATTTTTTAAATCCTCCACCTTTTTTCTTTGCACCAATATCAACCCAGTCTTGTCTGAACCATTCTTTGAGTCCACCTTTTTTCATACCAGCAGGAACACAATTGGGAACCATCTTGTTGCCTTTTTTCTTCATTCCCTTTTGTTCGTATCCTACCCAGCATGAACCTCGTTTACTCATCAACCATACCTTTGTAATAATTCACTAAAGATTTATTAGAAACTTTTTTTCCTCCTATTTCACCTTTAATATATGAACCATTATAACCACCAGTGCTAAACTGTTTAGTAAATGTAATTGTGCCACCTTTAGTGTCTGTTTTAAAACCTGTATTAGATTTTGATTTACCTTTATTTAAAGTAAGATCTAGATATGAATTTTTTCCTGTCTTAAATCTTTTTTCATAAGACACACTTTTTTCTTTTGTTTCGTAATCTTTAAAACCTTTTGCTGATTCTGTCGTTTTAGTTTTACGAAGATTTAAACTTCCAAATTTACCTGCAACACCAACACCACCTGAAGTTACATCTGATTTTACTTTGCCTTCAACACTTTGTTGTTTTGTTACAGTTGGAGAAACTTGAATAGGTCCAATCTTATCTTTAATAGTTGCTAAAGTACCTTTATCAGCTTTTATCATCGCACCTCTTTTTGCAGGTTTAGGTCCTCTGAAGTCTTTTCTTTTTACTCCTGATGGATCTTTAATTTTACCTGCACATATTTTAGATGCGTAGGCATTAGCATAGGCGCTAGGGTATACCTTGAATTTACGCTTCGCTGCTGCCTTTCCTCTCGGACATAATTTAGTCATATAGCTCCTTTTTTAGTGCGGCCGCATTGAGAGAGATATTCTTCTCCTTTTTACGGTTGTACAACTTCTTTGATTGTATCACTTTAGACTTAAATACGCTAGACCTTAGACTTTTTGCGATTGGATTTACGTTTGATGGCTTCGATAACTCTTCGTTTTTTCTTTTTTTCATCTCTAGCACCTCTTAAATTACCTTCAACTTGCTTTGAAATTTGCCCTCTACTTATTGCCATTTTTATCCTCCATTACTTTTGTTGTTCTTTTATCAAACTCTACTATAGATAAATTTCCTGAATAAGTCACCATGTCAGAAGACTTCTTTACCATATGTTCTAAGAAACTAGGAAATATTAATATTTGACCAGGCTGGCAATTTGGCTCAAAGTTATTTTCAAAAAGATTAAAACTATAAAAAGAATCAATAAGATATCTTCCAGGAGGAAAGAACACAGTTCTTGATGAACCTTTAACATAAATTATAAAACTAAAATGAGAACCTGGGTGAAAATGATTATCTTGATAATCATCTTTGTCATAACGATTTGCCCAAACACCTTCTAGTTTTATTGTCATATTATTAGGAACTATCTTCTCAAGCATGCCAGAAAGTTTAAGCATTAAATATCTGTAAGACTCTGGATCTAATATATTTTGACCACCATGAGAAGTTGGTGTCTCTGACAACCATTTTCTGTCTAACTTTAGAGGTTCTAGTTTTATACGTTCTAAATCTATATTTTCTATAACTATTGGAATTGAAAATAGATCTAGTTTCATTCTAACCAAGGTGTGTAGGTTACTTTACCATCAACTCTCTGTGCTCTTAACGATTGACCTCTGTTGTGATCTGTTGAGTAACTACAATGTATCCAGCCCGATGTCGGTTCGTTATCTTTGTAAAATTCTAAAATGAGTTGATCATAATCAAGTTCATTCTTGATGTACAAAGCTAACTCTTTATTATCAACACCAGGTATCTCAAAGTCTGCTGCAGCTGCTTTGTCATCTGCCACATGTTGGCTGTTAACTGAACTTCCTATCTCTACGCAAAGCTGAGCACAACGGAATCCTGATGATATGATTAATGGTTTATCAAAGTGTGATCTTACAGGCTGCAATATGTTTGTAGCCAATGCTTTTAAATTTTCTATTTGTGCAGGATTTGGATTATTGTTTATACCTTTTCTTTCCGCGACCTGACTTTTGGTTAACTCATCAAGAGTTATATTTGCTGTTAGTTTCATAATTAAAAGTAGTTAAGATTGATACAAATTTTTCTATCTTTATCAGTTTGACTTATAGCTCGATGTTCAAGTTTAGCAGGAAACACTATGAGTTTATTCCTTTCGCTTTTAATAGTTTCTCCTGTTTTAAATTCAGTTTCACCATTGTTTGTATTAACATAAAAGATAGAAGTTGTATGATTTAATTTGTCATTACCCCAATCATCGTTATGCCATCCGCCAAAACATTTTTTGTTTTTGTTAATATACATATTAGCTCTTATTCCGATTAACGACAAGGGTTTCATAAAAGTTAATAACGGCAATAATTCAGCATAATAAGGTGAACATGGTGTGTTCATATTATAAAAAAAATGATAAAGATAGCTTTCTTCATCATTACCAGCGTTAGAATTAGAGTATCCCCAAGTAAAAGTATTTGAAAAAAACATATCTTCTATTTTTTTCATAGTCTCTTCAGGCAACGCATTTTCAATTATTTTTATTTCAGACATCTTTTTTTTCTTCTATCTCATAGAAAAATTTATCTGTATCTTCTGTTCTCCATTGACTAGTGTTTTCTACATTCCACTCAGATGTTTGCACTTTCCAATCAGGTACATTGTTTTTAACAGTAAAAGAAGGTATGTCCCATATACATCTGTTGTTAGGTTGTGCAGCATAATTACCATCGTCTAATGCAATTATGTGAGCACATTTATGTTCGTGAGGTATTTCAGAATGATCTGTATCTAAAATATTACTTTCAGGATGAGCAAAATCAACTGTAAATAAATATTTACCGTGATGCCATTTTTTGTCTTTTCCTATGTATTTACCAGCTTGTGCTTCTAGAATATCCCAAGAATGCACAGCAGGATAATAACTGAAACAATTCCAAAGCTGTAACTCGTCAAGTCTACGTCTAGGAACTTCTTCTGGTTTAAAGC